CCAGTAGAGTTCCCGCATCCGCTTGACGTGCCACGGGGTGGTGCGGACGCGGTACTTCCGTCCCTTGAAGTAGGAGACGGAGATAGGATCTGGCGGAAGGTACGGAGGACGGGCCATTAGACACCGCACATCCCTTCGCACTCATTTTGAAAATGAAAGCTGCCTTGGGTCTTGTCCTCGCTGAAGTCAATTTCCCCAAGCGGTTTCAGTGAATTGTGCAGAAACAGTTTTCCACGCATACGATTAGGTCCGTTCTCCAGCGTTCTCAATTGCTGCATTTTTTGTTCAAATGCCACTGCGTCAGCAAATTCTTGGGGTTCTTCGTTTTTCATACGACGCCATTCATGATCGGAATGAAACGGGCAATAAGTGCAAGCAGAACGGGGGGGGGGGGGATACCCATTCTTCTCCATCCAGCGCAAGCAATCATGGCGCGTCATATCCATATCAATCAGAGGATACCGATTTTTTGCCCATTTGAGTTGGCTTGGTTTCATGCGCGAAACTTCATCAAGCGATATCCCTATCCACGAAATGACTCCGATAGTCTTTTGACCGCGTTTTATGCTGCCAAGTTGTTTGGCTTTTCTAAACATAGGGTCGAGCTTATGATTCTTTGTGCAGGCGCGGCCTGTAATCCCTCTTGTTCCATCTGGATTTAGGGTAAAGGCAGGAATCAAATTCTTAAAATAGGTCGCACCGTGCTTTTCATGTGTTCTTGGTTTGAACACAGCCTCAGTTAAACTTCCCGCCGTGACCCGATAGACTGGGAATGGCAACTGTGTTTCCAGCCAATCCAGCCATTTGTAAACACTGGCTGGTTCTGCCTGCGTGTCCGCAAAGATCGCAGCCAGTGGCATTGGGCCAACTTCTCCCTTTGCAGCCATGAGTGCCAGCGTGCTGCTTTGCACGCCAGCCCCGAGCGAAAGGATATTGATGGGTTCTTGGCTCATCCTATGCCCCTAGAACAGGCGTAGCGGCATGGGTAACGCCTGGTGCGGGTGTGGACTGGGCTGGAGCGGCTGAAGAGGCTTTGCGGGCCTTCCTGTGGTTGATAATCATTTTCAGCTCCGCATCACTGACCATGACCTTGGTGTATTGGAGATAAGAAATGTAACGATAGACCGTTACCATTTGGGTTTTGAGTGTGCGGGCGATGGTGCTGATTTTCGCGAAATCATTTAACATGGTTTCGACGTTGTCAGCCATTTGCTTGTTAGGACGTTTCATTTCAATTTTCATGGGGGTTTTATGGTGTGTTGATACTTTTTCTCAATTACGATGTTATTTATTATTGCACTGCTCGATAGATAGTTCCTCGGCAGGAGGTCTGAGGATGTAACTGAGCATGGCGCGAAGTGTGCGAATCTCGCCAGCAGTGAGTTCCCCGCAGATCAGGGCGAGCTTGGCATCGCTGGCTGCGTCCAGGTCTTTGGCCCGTGCGTGCGCTACGTCTGGCTGACAAGTGAGCATGGTTTCTTCTGTGCTCATTTCTCGCCCCCCTTCATCGCCGCGTCGATTGCGGCAAAGCTTTCGGTGTCCGTGCGTGGTGTTGGTTGCATCGCACTCATTACCTCCAAGAAGGCCCGATGCGCTTCCCCTCCGTCTTCGATGCGCTGGCCCTTGTAGGTCATGCCGTCTTCGTCGAGCCGCATGATTTCTTGGCTTGCCTGTCCACAGTGGAAGGTGATGTTGTCGGTTTCGGGGATTGTGCGGGGCGTGGGTGTGCTCATTTCGCATCCTCCTTCATAGCCGCATCAATCGCTGCGCGTAGATCAACGCCGCAATGCCAGACTCGCTCACCTGCGACAGTGAGCAGTATCGTGCCAGCATCCAGCCGCGCCCGCTCGATGGCGAGTTCGCGTTGCAAATCTTTAATTGACGCATAATCATCCATCGCCTCGCTGCGTAGACGTTCTTTGGCTGCGGCGAGGTCAGCCTCGGCTTTGATGGCTCGCTCCAGCGCACCGTTCCAGTTGACGAGGGCGACGGTCTCAGCGGCCTCGGCGCGTTCGGCGCGGGCGTTGGCGCGGTCAATCCACGTTTCAAATTTATTGGCGTCATTGGTGCCGCAAATCAGAGTGAGGGCGCGCAACTGGGCTTGCAGATGGTCGCGCTCGGCTTCCGCCGCCCGCGCCTCCGTTAGGTAGTGCGCGGCCCATTTCGCTTCGTTCTCCACCTCGGCGCGAAGTTCGCGCTCGACCTCGCACGCTCGCTGATAGAGCGTGTCCGCCCGCTCTAGGTCGGAGCGGAGTTGGTCGCACGCTCTCGCCTCGCTGGCAGCAATGAACTGAGCAGATTCTTCTTGATAGCTCGATTGGAGAATATCGTGCGCCAGTTGATAATGCGCTTCGGTGGGTGTGTTCATTTCTGTAGTTGGGTTAAAATGTATTTCTGAGCTACTGCTTCTAGTGCGTTCCAAGGTCTATCTGCATTGCTAGGATCTGTGGAGTTCTCGCGGACCCATTCACGCCAGCCTTTGGGTTCGCTGCTGGTTTGAGCGGAGGGAGTGGGGAACGAGGTGGCCCCTGCTCCGTTAAACTGAATAGGCCGATCGGACGATTGCGCCTTGTTGAGCCAATTGAGGAAACGCATCTGGCTGACACCCACGTTGCGGATGGAGGCCCAAGCTTGCGCTTTGCCCAGCTCCCGTTTAATGTCGATGCCAGCATAGGCTGGATTCTGCTCCAATTCCTCCAGCCATTCGGCGTCTACTGATTTAATGCGAGTTGCCCTGACTTTCAGCCCCTCATGCGGGTAGGAGTCGTAAGCTTCCTGCATGGCTTGCAGCCATTCAGTTTTATTCAGCCGTCTGCCAATAGCCTTGGCCTGTCGGCAGCAGGCGTCAAAGGCGTGTTCTGAGAAAGTCATGGTCGTAATAAAGGTTCCTGACGTGTTCTGCGTAGTCCCAGCGTCCCTCCATTCGCCTCACCATTCCTGCGTAGCCGCAGTTCCAGCGCAGGGCGAGGAGCCACACTGAGGGTTTGATGCCGTCTTGCCGCATTCTCTGGATGGCCCGCAATAGGGCTTTCCGTGCGATTTGACGGGCTTTGTCGGGCTGGCTAGCCCACGTGTAGGGGTCGGTGGAGAAATCGCTCCACGTCGCCCGAGTAAATTGGAGGGCACCCCCAGCGTTGCTCCAGGGGGCACCCTCCTTGTGTTCGATGCAGGCTATCAGCCTCTCTAGGTCAATCGTCCATGTGGTCGGAATCTCCGAAGCGGAAAACGCCGATAAGGATCCCAATAAGAAGCCAGATAAAGCACGCAAGTAGCCAAACATAGGTGTTCATCGTGCGTGAGCATCCCTCCAGCGCACGACGACTCGGGCGTGTGCCGCTGGATTTGTTGCCTTCTCGTAGGATCCAACGAGGTCGTTGCGACGGGCGTAAGCTCGGCACACGGCCCCGATGGCGTTTACATGGTTAGGTGGTGGCCCGACATGGCTAACAACTTCATGTGCGGTGAAGGATCCCTGCGTCCGTAGCAACCGTCCTGCCTTCTCCTCAAACGCCTCCACCCAACTATCGGGCGTGTGCTCAAGAATGTGCGTTAAGCATTGGTCCCTTAGCCATTCGCCTAGTTCTATCTGGTGTCCCGTTGTACTGGTTTTCATGTTAGAGTTGGCATGATTAGAATGGGACGCTTTCACTGTCACCTTCTGCGGCAAGATCCTGTGTTTCCATCAACTTGCCAATGGTTTTAGCTGCTGGACTGTCAGCCGACTCTCCACCACGAAACGCTAGGTACTCGTCTGCTTGGGAGCAGATTTTCTGCACCCACGCTGGCAGCTCGGAGGGCCAATTGACATCCGTGTTGCCCGTCTTCTTGGCCAGATCAATGGATTCCAGAAGGTTAAAGTACAGCGGTGTGTTCTCTGGTCGCACTGACGCCATTTGCCGCGGCAAAGCGGAGATACCGCTAATGTCAGCGTACACCGCCCCAGCGCGATCAGAGTGAAGGACGGAGATGAGGCAATTGGAGCCGATCACCTTGGAGACATCAAAGCCGTTAAGCTCCTCCTGCGTGAAGGGTTTCCCTCTCCACGACTGGAGGTCTTTGCGGAGGCTTGATTTCTCGTTAAGGCTAAGGGTGTATCGCTTGCTGATGCCCCGTGGCAGATCCTGATCCTTAATTGTGATGCGTTCCGAGGGAATTTCGAAGCAGACAACAATCTTTTGGCGAGGCGTAAACTTCTCGGATGGCTGGGTGCCAACGGCGATGATGCCGTAGCAGACTGCGTGATGGGTTCCCGCTGGCACTGGGTCGGACTTGGTTTTATTGGAGACGTTGATAGGCATGACTGTTTTGTTTTATTGGTTTACTGACGTGTTACTGGTTGCTGACAAAGAGGGCGGGCGATACCCTTTCAGGTACTGCCAGAGTTCGATCATATTACGGAATGCGTGCCAAGCTGCGTGCAACTGGCTATGGTCGTAATGCACTACGTCTACGCGTCCTGGTTCTGTGGTTGAGATGTAGACGTTGGCCCCACAGATCGGAACGGACAGGAACTTGGCGACACCGTAAGCGGCGATTTGCATGGGTTCAGTGTCCCACGGCTCGCACTTGACGCCCGCCTTGGTCTTGCGGGACTTGAAGTCTAGGATGCCTTGCTTGCCGTCACGGACCATAACTGCGTCGGTGGTGCCAGCGTAGCCGTTGACAGCGTTGACCAACCGGAGTTCGTGCTGCATCAGCCGAATGCCAGCAACGTCCAGCGCGGCCACGACAGGCCGAACGTAGGCGTCCATACCCTCAGGGATGGGAAAGCCTTTGAAATGGGCTTCTAGGGCACCGTGAATGGCCGTCCCCAGATCGGCTGCATCCCCGACTTGCTCAAACGCTCCTTCGATGGTGCGTCGGGCGTAAGTTCCAGCCTCCTCGCCGTCTTGCGGTGGGTTGGCGTAGGCTCGTTCAGCCACCTGCTGAAGCTTCCAGTCATCCAGTTGTGGCTTGGCCATAACTGACATGATGGTTGTAACGCTAGGGTACAGCCCGAGCTTCCGAGCGTCTGCCAGCGTAGTGGCCCGCATCCCGCCGCCCTTTGCCTTAGGAACCTCAAAGCAAGCGTTCCCGTTCTGATCGTACCAATGTTGTGACTTATTCATGTTCTGTTTTTACTGGTTGTGAGAGGCGGAATGCCTCTCGATGGGGCTGATAAGATACATTTTAACTTAGCTTGCAACTCTTTTTCTCATAATTGTTGAAATAAATCTTGCCCCCCTGTTAATTCGTTACTTTCTTCTTCCTCGTCAAGCGGGGTAGTAGCCGCGACGAGCAAAACAATTTTAGTTGTCAGTTTGAAAGCCCGCCGTGCCTACTACCACGCGGGCTTTTTTATGCCCTGATGCGTAAGCAGCCCGCAACGCTGCAAAGACCTCAAGCTGAGATTGGCCCACAAGCCGCCGCACCGCAAGGTGGGTTAGGAATCAGCCTCTGATCCTCAGTATCGGCAGCCAGAACGATTACCCGCTGGCATAAGAGTGTAGGTTTACCTAGTGAGCCGAGGTCAATCCGTGTGCAGCTGGCACGCCCGAGCGGATCCCTCAATACGTCCAGACACCCAGTCCAAGGCGCATTAGCACCAATAGCTCGCCCCCTAGCAGGGGTGAGCTATGCCATCCAACCGTGCCCGAGCCAAATCGCACGAACACCTACGAATGAAACTTAACCAATGGAATAAAGCGGACTGGATCCTGCCGCACGCTGCTCACCTGCCAGTGGAAGTTGAACTAGCAGGGGGGAAGACGGAAGTCAGGGATGAGGTATCCGGAGACTGGAGACAGGTGGTCAGATGGAGGATGATTGACAAGCGGGAACATAAGGCTCAGAAGAAGCTCAAATGATTACGCACCGTGGAGAGACGTTCAGCGGGTACGGCAAGGTGAAGCGGACGCCTGGCGGACGGAAGAAGTCGGCTGTCCTTGTGAAGAAAGGTGGCAAGACGAAGATCGTCCGTTTCGGGGATCCTCAGATGTCCATCAAGAAAGATCAGCCAGCACGAAAGAAAAGCTACTGTGCTCGGTCAGGTGGAATAACGGGCAAGGATAACATCTTTAGTCCAAATTATTGGAGCCGAAAAGCTTGGAATTGCTGAAGGCAAAAATGAAAAAGGGAATCTGCCAGCCAAATTGCTGGTCAAATTCCCTGGTTGAATTGCTGAGTCAAATTACTGGGTCAAATTACTGGGTCAAATCTGGCCCCATTGTGCAGCCATAGCATCAGCGATGCCTTGGTAAGTCTTTGACCGGATCTTCCACCTGTCCTTGCTTGGCCCGAGCTTGTTTTGGCCGCTGGGTGTCTGATTCTCCCAGCGTCCGCTCTCTGGCTTGGTCAGGACGTTGGTGGGGATGAGTGGCGGGAGGTTTTTTAGCCATAAGCAGGTGGTTTTAGATTCTGGGTGGCCGAATTGCCAAGGGTGAATGATTTGGTCAGGCTTGCGGATCCTGCTGGAGATGCAACCGATCGGATTTTCAAGGGCGATGCGTGGGCAATCGGCATCCATGAGCGTCCGCACTAGGTCAAGCGCATCCTCGGTTAGCTGGGGATCCCGCAGCCCCCGCACTGTCCAATGCATCCCAGAACTGCACAGATAGGTGCAAGGAGGGAAAGCAATGATTAGATCCCATGCCCATTGCTCTCCGAGCAGTGGCCTGACATCGCCTGCAAGGTGGTTTCCTTGCGATTCTGAGGGCATCAGGTCGCAAGACCATGCGTCGTGCCCTAATCGGGCGAATGCATCCCTGACGGCCCCAGAATATTCGCAGGCGACAAGAATTTTCATGGTTTGGATTTGGAGGCTTCACGCCTCTCCTGCAGTTTGGCCCAAGCGTAGATTAGGGCGGACAAGTCGGCAGCGGACACCAAGCATTTGCCCTTGGGTGTGCTCCATGCGGCTCGCTGGAGCCGCTGCAAGGCTTGGTTGGTCATGGCACTGCCTTCCTTAGCTCGGAATCAGCGTGTTGAGCCGCTGACTGCGCCTCAACTTTTGTGTCAAAAGGCCCGAAACACAGGCTAAAGGGCCAATCAATCGGCAGATCCCGACAATCCACGCCGACAGCGTACCAACCCGCTGGCATACAACCGTCCGAAACCTCGTCGTGCTCGATGCGCCATGCCACGGCGATATGTTCGCCTGCGGCAATTGCACGTTGAGCTTGGGCTTGCCACCAATTTTGATCGTCTAATTTATTTATATTCATGGCTGGGTGATTCATGGCTGGATTTACTGGCTGTGTTAATGGTTCGCCGTTGGCGCACCCTGTAACCACCCCGTTAAGGGTGGTTAGGAGGTAGGTCAATCAGGCGATCAAATCCATTTGGTTAAAACTGTCCTCCGCTTCCGTGGTGATCTCGATGTCGTCTTGCTGAATCTCGGGGATCTCGGGGCAATTGGCGTGATGGTTTCCGTGCGATTGTCCGCACTCTGGGCAGATGTGTTTCATGGTGTGAAGTTATGGGGAGTGAACATACGGGCCTCGCGAATGGCGCCCTTGGCGTGATACCTCATCATGGTGCGTATTGCTTTCTGGGAATAGATGTCGGCCCCTGAATTTTTGATGAAACCTAAGGCAGCACGGTAGGCGATGGCGCAACGCACGCTGGATCGGCTCCAAACGCACGCTTCGATATCTTGTCGGGTGATACGTTTATTCATGGGTGGAACGGAGACTGGCGTTGCGGTTGTAGGTGCGGCCCTCCGAATAAAGCTCCGCGAGGTGGTCAACGTCCTCCTCGGTGAGGCGGCGGCTGTCATAGATTGCGGCAAGTTCTGCCGATAACGGAGCGAAGCGGCTGTAGGCTGCTTTGCGTTGCTCGTCGCGGGCCTGTGCGGCCTCGCGCTCGGCGTGGTTTCGAGTGCTCATTTGACACCTCCCACCCGCGCAATCACTGCGCGGGCTTGAGTCTGTGCAGCCTCAAAATCTTCATCAAGACTGAGCTGATCCATTCCGTCCACGCACGCCGACAAACCTTTAAGAGCGGAAATGGCAATTGCGGCGGAAGCTACGGCAGCGTCGTAAGCTGCGGTCTTTTTGGCGGAGTGGGTATGCGTTGCGAACCGACGATACGCAGCGAGGGCTGCGGTGCCTTGGTCAATGGTGGATTCTTTTTTAATCATGGGATTTGTGGGTTGAATTAACTTCGGTGAGAATGGCTGGCAAATCGATGCCGTAGATTTCCAAAAGCTGATCGAACACCTGATGGTTGTACTCTTTCCACACTGGGTCGCCATTCGTGGCAAAAACCAATGCACCACAAATCTCATAAAGGTGCAGAGTCCAATCCGCACTTTGGAGATGCTGCGGGTGGCGGAAAGAGCCGAGATATTCGGCGTGGCGGCAATGCGCGTGCCGATATTCGGTTTGGATGGCGAGGGACTTTACGCTATCAATGTTGATTTTCATGGGCTGAATTTACGGGTTGAGTTGACTGACGAGGAAGGGAGGTTGTGAGAGGCAGGACGATAACACAAGATAAAATGTTGCATGACCCTTATCCAGTAGCTGATCTACTGGGTCAAATTGCTGGGTCAAATGCTGGGTCAAAATCTTGGGTCAAAATCGTTGGTCAAATTCATGGGTCAAATTGCTGGGTCAAATCTGTCCGTCAAATTGCTAGTTGAATTCACGGATCAAATTCACTGGTCGAATTGCTGGGTCAAATTGCTGGATCAAATCTATGGGTCAAATTGGGTGGTCATGTAACGTCAGGCGTTACATCCGTAACGTGCGACGTTACGTCAAACGCAGCCAATCCTTGGCCCGCCGCTGGCCAGCCTAGGCGAATGCATGGGCGTGCGTACGGACTAGCCGAAAACGGGCAAGGACGGACGGGGAACGGGCAAAGAAAAAGCCGCGCAGAGTGTGCGCGGCTTGGCTTGGATTGGTTCAGCGTGATTTGATCAAATAGGAGTGTGATGAAACGAAATCGCCGATCCAGTGTTTCGGAACCGGAAACCACCGATTGTGCGTTTCAATGAAGTAAAGATCGCTTGCTTCAATGACCAAAAGAGCAGCATTAATTTTCCAAGGTTTCATGTCAGTGGGTTTTATAGGTTACATTGAACGTCTCGCGATTCCAACAGGCCCGACATGAGCCGCAAACGTTCCCTTGACGCGAGGCGGGGCAGGAAAACGCTGTTTCGCACGCTCCGCTAACTTGCACCCCGCACCGTCTCGCGAGCGTCTCGGGGGCCGCACCGTCTACCATCAAAGCCGAAAAGCGCACCGTAAGGTTACCAGGTACCACGCCACCCTTTTCAATAAACTCGCGCACCATGCCATACTCGCGAGTTGGCAACCAATGGCGCACGTTAGGCGTCAACCGTGCGATTTCGCAAATCTTCCCGAAATGTGCCACGCTCTGCAGGTCTCCACTGTCATGCCAGCGGAAATATCCGCTCTTTTCAACTGCATTAATGGCGGCCACCATGTCGGCCACCCACTTGCGGCCCCGTATTGTCTTAAAACGCCGTTCCAGTGCATTCTGCACGTTGGGAAACGCGTATCGCCCTTTCAACGCATAGCAGATAGAGCAGATGGAATTGGAAACCTTTCGCATCTTCCGTCCGGTTTTGCAATGCCGAGCGGGGATCGAATAGCCGTGGCATGGCATTTTAGAGGGAGCGGAGAATCCGCCCACAGCGTCGAGCAACTGAGTTTGAGTAATCATTTTTTTACTGGTTGGTTGTACTGGTTGGTTTCGCTCCCCCATTAAAGGAAAGCGGAAAGGAATAGGCAGGCAGCTAGCAATAGGAGAAACACGGTTCCCCCTAGGATGTCGTCGCGATCCTGAGGTGTAAGGTTCATGCGACCACCTCCGCCGCCCGCTCCGCGTCATACCGCGCACAAAGCGCAACGTAATCCGCTTCTGCCGCATCACACTCCGCCCGCAAGCGATCCAACTCCAAGGCGGCAGCTTTGCCTTCTTCGCTCTGGGTATAAATGTAATACTGTTCCGCCGCATTGCGTCGGCGAGCGTCTTCTAATATTTGCAGGAGGTACATAGATAACTGGTTTATTTACGGGTAGGATGCCAAGGCAAACGCGCCCTGACTGCTCACACCCTGACTCTCTCTTCCCATCCTTGCAACTTCTTTTCCCCATGCCAGCACGCAAGTAGTTCTCCTAATACCCCTATAAGCATCACTTATCACTTATGACTTGCTTATCGTCTAAGCATTCGCAATTCGTCCTATTCTATGATTTCCTCCTCCGTCTCCTCCTCCTCCGTTGCTACCGTTTCCTCGCCTGCCGTTCGCAAGCGACGTTTAGGCCGTCCTAGCCGCAAGCGTGTAGCGGGCCGGGAAAGCTGGCTAAGCACACTAGTAAAGAGCGGACGCGCCCGTGACGCCCACGCTTATGCGGATCAGTATCACTTAGCCGGATACCTGCAGGCACTGCTCGCTAGTAACCCTCAGGTGGATACACGTATTGACTGCTCCGATACCGGAGTCACGGACCAGCCGGATGGGGGGGAGGGGGGTCAGCCTGCCAGCGGGGATAATTATAACTATAAATCCACCCAAGAGGTACGAATTTTGCAGTCAGGAGGAAAGCTGACGTTGGGAGTAGCGGCTATTAGGGAAGTAGCAGGAGCTATAGCCTTGGCAGAAGAGGCAGGCTTGGCAGCTGCCAGTGGTGGTAATTGTGCGGCACAAGAGACGGCACAAGAGCTTCACTCCCCTGACGGGGAGTTGGAGGGGAATAGGCAGTTTGGTCAAGCAGATATAGTGGCGGAAAAAGCTACTTATGCTAGTAGTTGGGGTGAGTCGAGATGGGTAGAAGAAGGAGAAGGGTTGGTGGGTAAGGTGTGCCGTAACAAGCAATACAATGAGCTGAGATTGCCAGGGAAAGATGGTGTGGGCGAGCTGTGGACTAAGGTGGCTAACTGGAACTGGAGGAATGGACTGGTGAGGGGGGAGCGGGTATGGGTGAAGCGGACTTGGCTCAGTGCAGATGATACGGATTCGGAATATATGGTGGTGAGGCGGATGGATGTGAATGAAGGCGTGGAGGCGGAGCCTGTGGCAGAGGTCGTAGCTGCGCCTGAACGTGAGCCTGTGGTTGAGGCTGTAGCCGCGGCGGCGACAGACGCCACGGACACCAGCCATGTGCTGCCTCAGTTCCTGAAGCAGGATACCGTGTTTCCTAGAAAGCCTGAGTCAGCCGATGAGTACATTGCCCGCATCAGGGAACAAGCTTCGCAATGGGCTAATGGCCTTGCTCCGTAAGCTGTATGGCTAAAGGAGTCAAAGTTGATGGCAAGCATGGCAAGGCGACTTACAGCCCGCAGAGGTTAATCAATTCTGTGGCGATGGCTACGCTGGACGGGAGAGGATTGGGCTTGAAGAAGCATCCCTCTCTGGGTGATGTGACGGTTGATGATCGCAGGGTTCTGCAACGTATTGTAGGAATTACCGTGGAAGAATTTAATCAAAGACTCATAGGCAAACTGGATACCTTGGCGGATAAGATTGTGGACCGAATGCTGGAAACAGTAGACGACACACCCTTGCAAACGCTTGGGTTTAACCTGGCGGTAGCCATTGACAAACGGCAACGCATTGCAGGCTTAAACGCTACGCAAGGAGCCAACGTTAACATCCAAGTTAACAACTATGGTTCTCTGAGCAAAGAGGAGATTGTCGCCCGCTTGAGTGGCAAGACGGGCGTGCCTACGATTCAGTCAGCCCCCGTGGACATTGGTAACTGCAATGACATCGACGCTAAGATCAGCAAGAAGACAGGGGCTGTTAAGGACTAGGTTGGCTTGTCTGTCTTGATAGCCTTGCGGAGCTTCTTCATTTCTTCCTGCAACTTTAGATGCTCTTGTTTAAGTTTATCATGAGCGTCTAGCAGGCCAAAGAATGCCTCTGCTTGACGACCAGCGTGCCACCGTTGCTCAGGGGTAATTACTTTGTAGTCAGCATTCATGGTCAGTTGCGGTTGTTGTTATTCTTTTGCTTGGCCTCTTGGTTCTGTTTGATCAGTTGAGTTTTGATTACGGCTAGTTCCTCTTTGCGCCACGGCTCTGACAGCATTTCCATGAGCTTGGGCGTTTCAATGGGCAGCGTTACTCTGGACTCGTGACCAAGTACCATCAGAGTATCCATCCAGATATCGTAGCCAGACTCCCGCGCCAGCTTGCAGAATCCATAGTCTTCCGAAAGATAGGCATTGGGTTCATCGTAACGCACGGACAACTCACGTTCAATCCGCATCCGCAACTTATCATCATTCTTGCAATCAGTCATGGCATTCTTGATCTGTTGCAAACGGTAGCTCGGAATGTTGCGTCCTTGAAGTTCCATAGGAAACAGTTCAGGAATGGAACGTGGTGCACGATTAGGATCCAACAGCATTGCCACTCGATCTGGATTGTCGTGAGCAATAGCTTTAAACACGGACACCTTGATTTTAGAAAAGCCAATGCTTGCGCGTTCTACTTTCTGCAATCCTTCCTCGTTAGCCACCTCACCAGGTAACGGCGTAACGTGCCAATGCGTATCCAAGGACCGAGAGGCGTAGACCGACGTGACAATATCTTTGTCATGCCCGATTAGCCGCATTAACGCACTGTCAGTAACATCAACCCCGTTCCGTTGCGCCAAGACATCCTTATCCCAAAAGATGACTTCATCAAAATTGTTCTCAATAGCATAAGCTGCAATTTCGTTGCGGGCAATTTGTACCGCAGGACCATCCAGCAAGATCCAGTCTAGTTTGACATCAGGAATCTTGGCGGACGCCATAACTAGGCTGGTCCGAAAATAAGATTTAGGAATGTCTCCTTTGAGAGGAGTTCCAATGAGGATTCGTTTAGTAGCCATGCAATAAACCTGCAATGATTACTCAGTCTTTGAAGCTAAAAATTCACAGCATCTGTCGTTATTAGCGTTTCTAATACCTGATGTGTTGATAAAAAGAATCATTGGCTATTGCAGGAAACGCATCTCACCCTGCCCAATGATTACTCGTACAAAAATTAACGAATGGTTAATTGAACCGGACATTGAAGGCGCAAGGGAATACGCCCGCCTCTCAGTTAATGCAGAACCTGAAGGCATCAACATTGATGGCCAAGGCATCATTACATGGAAGCAGTTGAAGATAAGCCGCGTAGCTTACGCAACGTTGATTAAACCCTTTAAGAAAAAGAAGTAATCCTATGGCACTTGGCGATGTTCATTACTGCGATGACTTTAAACCTGACTTTGGAATCCCGTGGGTTTCTAATCCACCTGATTCGGTTCTGATGAGTTGGCCTAAAGAGAAACTGGCCGAGTACTTGACGTTTCGTGAGCAACGCAATCACGACGCTTTGATGAATCCGGTAGGTGCAGGTTGGATTCTTCCTTCATGGCAGACCATGATGAAGAACTGGAACAAATATACCAACCACGTCATCCTGGGCGGAAATCGTAGTTCAAAATCGATGATAGCCAGCAGGTTATGCGTCTGGGCGGCAGGTACAATCCCTGGTGCAGAGGTTCGGGCCTACCACGTAAACGAGGACCGATCTATCGAAGATCAGCAACGCATGATCTGGGACGCCCTGCCCGATGGCATTCGCAACTTGCCCACCAAGAAGGGGCTTAATCACAGCGTCCAGTACTCGCAGAAGAATGGTTTTACCGATAACATTTGCATCCTCCCACCCGTTAATGGATTTCGCCGCGGAGGCAGCATCAAGTTTAGCAACTACCGGAGCTACCAAGCTGATGCCCAAGTAGCTGAAGGTTTTAAGGCGCATCTCATTTGGTGCGATGAAGAATGCCCGCAGAAGATGTTTGAGACCTTGCAGTACCGCACTACTGACTACCATGGGCGCATTCTCCTGACGTTCACCACGCTCACGGGCTGGACACCCTTGGTGCAGGACATCCTTGGCAAGACTCGCACGCTAGAGAAACGCTTTGCTCCACTCGTAGGCCGCGAGCTTCCTGTCGTTCAAGAATCGTTGTCGCGTCCTGGAACGATCATCTATTACTTTTGGACAGAAGATAATAGCTTCATCGATACCTCAGATTTTAGGAACAAACTGCTAGGTCGCTCCAAGGATGAAGTATTTGCCCGCGCCTATGGCGTGCCGACTAAGAGCATGACCAGCGTGTTTCCTGGCTTCAACAAAGAGGTCAACGTCATCCCGCACGAAAAACTGCCGTGGACCAACAACGTGGATTACAATGTCACCCGTTACATGGTGCTTGATCCCGCTGGATCCAAGAATTGGTTTATGATTTGGGCAGCGATTGATGCAGCAGGGACGTGGTGGGTTTACCGCGAGTGGCCTGACTACGACGACTGGGCATTGCCAGGCACTGGACCCGAGGGCAAAGCAGGTCCAGCCCAAAAAGGTTCTAAGAGAGGCATCAATGATTACGTCGAATTGATGAAACATTGCGAGGAAGGTGAAACTATCTTTGAGCGGTTTATCGATCCACGCCTAGGTGCTGCCGAAAAACAATCTGCGGATGGAGCTACCACAATTATCAGCGAGCTTGACGATGCCGGTATGATTTTTCTGCCCGCCCCTGGCGTTGAAATCGAAAACGGCATCCAGCTCATCAACGGCTTGTTCTCCTACGACGAGAGCAAACCCATCTCATCCCTTAACGCGCCCAAGATTTACATCAGCGAACGCTGCCAAAATTTGATCTATTCCTTGCAGGAATATACAGCCAAGGGTGGCAAAGACGAAGCCAGCAAGGATCCTATTGACTGCCTGCGGTATCTGCTGGTTTCCCAGTGCTCCTTTGTCGATCCGCACGCCAATAAACAGATTGACGATAGGACTTGGAGTTATTGATTGCTTGATTTATTAAAAATCTACAATAGTCGTGACATAAGCCTATGAGTTCTATTGACGGCAATGCCAAATCTATGACTTCAGACCCTGGCCTTCAATTGGCCCCGTCTGAAAACGAAGGTCCAAACTTCAACCTGCTGAAGAAAGCCTTTGAAGATTGCGTGCGCGATAACCAACCATTCATCGACCAATGCCGGTTGAACTACGAGACACGTTACGCTATCTGGAACGGTCAATCTGCCGATGGTAAAAAGCATTCTCGCGAAGGTAGCAAAGTAAGCCCTACCCCGTGGGATGGTGCCAGCGATTTGCGCTGCTTCCTCGTTGATAATATCATCAACAAGAAAGTTGCAATGAAGGGAATGGCGTTTAAACGCTCGAACCTTACCGCTGTACCCGTAGGCTCAGAGGACGGTTCCCGAAGTCAGTTGGTTAGCAATTTTATGCGTTGGATGATCCAGACGCAGATTCCCGAAATTGAGCGCGAGATTGAGATGTGCGCTAACTTCATGGACGAAAAAGGTATTGCCGTCATGGGTCAGTTCTGGGAGAAGCGCAAAGAGAAGGTTATGGTCAGCGTCCGCTTGCAAGATCTGCAAGAGCAGTTCCCCGCCATCGACATTATGGCCCTCTTGGAAGACAAGAGCGCAGCCGACGACCTGAAGGAAATCTTTGTCAAGCAGTACGATTGCTCCAAAGGCAAAGCTGGCAAGATGCTGAAAGAGTTGCGCGACACAGGTGAAACCACCGTGCCAATGGATGGTCCTGAGCGGTCCTACCCCATCATCCGCGCTTTCAATCTGGATGAGCACGTTTTTATCCCATCTTTCTCTACCGATCTTGAACATACGCCAGGGATTTACCGCGTAGAGTATTTCACCGCAGAGCAATTGCGTGCCTTGGTCCAGACCGATGGCTGGGACGAGAATTGGGTGGAAGCTGCCATTCAGAAAGTACGCGGACAACTGATTACCATCAGCCCCAGCGAGTACCTTCAACCTATCAGTCGTTCCTTTGTCTACACCCAACAGCGGTTCACTGACCGCATTGGCGTTGTCTACGCCTACCAACGCTTGTCAGACGAAGATGGGACGCCAGGAATTTACTGCACCATCTTTAATCCGATGCTGCCTGCCGATCAGAACCATGACGGCTACGCCAAAACAGGTCTGCTGGGTTACGCGCACGGCGAGTATCCATTTGTTCTGTACCGCCGCGAGTATCTCAGCCGCAAGTTGCACGATTCGCGAGGCGTACCAGAACCAGGCAAGCCTTGGCAGGACCAAATCAAGGCGCATAAAGATAGTCGCATTGACGCGGCCTCTCTAGGCATCCTTCCGCCCATTTGCTACCCACAAGGACGCCCACCAGGACGCTGGGGGCCAGGAGCCATGATTTCGGAGCGCAGGCCCAACGAATACCATTACGCAGATCGTCCTATCCCTGACATGAACACCAACACGTCCGAGACGTTGTTGGAAGCCTCATTCAAGGAGTACAATGGATTTGCTTCCCGCGAAGGTGATCCTGCTATTGACCCCATCTACAATCAATTTGAGGTGGATAAATTCCTCAGTTGTTTGTCACGCACCTTCCGACAGGTCTGGAAGCTCTACAAGCAGTACGGACAAGATGAAGTCATGTTCCGCGTAATGGGCGTTAAGGACACTAACCTTCAATTGTTCAACAAGGGTGACATCAATGAAGAGTTTGATTTCTACCTGTCGTGGGACGTGCAATCCACTGACTTCAAGCGGATGAGCGAGAAATGGACTGCCATTATTCAGGCCGCTCAGTCGCTCGACCGCGATGGAATCATTGATTATTCTGCCCTCTGCACCGCATTCATTTCCACCATTGATCCTAACATTGCCGAGCGCATTATTCGCCCCGTGCAACAGGCCCAGCAACAGCTAGTGGAGGACGAACAGCAGGATCTTACGCAGATCTTTGCCGGCATTCCCAAGAACATCAAGCCTGGCACACCTCCGCAATTTGGTCTGCAAATCATGGAGCAGTATTTGCAGCAACCTGACATCCAGCAACGGTACGCCCAAGATGAACCATTCCGTCAGCGTCTGGATACCCGCAAGAAACAGTATGAGTTCCAGATGCAGCAACAGCAAAACGCTGTTATTGGTCGCCTAGGTGCTACCATGCCTAATCCCACCGCAGCTACAGCCTCCAAATGAAGAAACGTCGCGATCCCCATCGGAGTTCTACTGAGAAGTTTGCTAACTTGCGTCATACCATGTTTGGTTTGGTTGGGAACGATAACTTCCAGAATTTCATTGAGGAACTGCGCGAAATGCAGCATTCCACCATGATTGATCTGTGTTCCGATGCAGTTGTTCAAAATGATCGTATGACCCTTGCATCCACGGGGGAACTCCGAGCGTACTCACAGATTATTGCGTTGTACGATGACTTTGTTCAGCAGCAATTGCTGCAAGCAGAGACTGATGCTGAAGACCGCGGATCCTAATAGGTTTCATTCGGTGCAATAAATTGTTATATTTATTGTTGACAGTATAGTTTGCGCACGCATTTGTACCGATACTTGGCATCCGCCATGAAGTCTATCGGCCCTTGGGGGCTATAATCCCATGTCTAACGAAAACGTCGAATCCGCTTCTTCACAGCCAGCTGAGGTATCTAATACTGAGGCAAAAAATGATGCACCGAAAAAGAGTAATCTGAGTGTCGCGCAAGCAGCCCAACGACTCCTTAACATCGAGTCCGAAAATGCTAAAGCTCAACGACAGACTGAACAGACTGCTCCGACGCAGGAATCAGCGTCAAATACTTCAGTCAACCCAGACGAAGCTTCCGCCGAGTCTGCCGAGCCAAGCCAAGAGGTGGAAACATCCGATGGTGAAGCTGATGTTCCTTCTCAGGATATTACACCAGAGCTTCAGAAGAAAATCGATAAACGTATCGGTAAAGAAGTCGCCAAGCGAAAAGCCTTGGAGTCGCGATTAGAGCAGCTTGAGTCCCAGCTAGGGGAAAGAAACAGTTCACCTCCCGCTGAACAAGCTACTCAAAAGCCAGCAACCGCACAGATGCCTGCCAATGTGCCGCTGGCCCAGATTGATGACTTTCAAGCATTAGCCTCCTTACAGCAACAGGCCAAGGAAGCCAAGCGATTCGCCCAAGATCAATTAGATCGTGATGACTTTGAGCCGATTCAGGTTGGCGATACTGTTTTGGGACGGAGTGAGTTAAAAGCGATTCTGCGTAATGCAGAAAAAACGCTCGATGATGACATTCCAGCCCGTACACAGTTCCTGACGCAGAAGCAGCAGTCGCAGCAAGTCGCTCATCAGATGTTTCCCTATCTGAAAGACAAAAGTGCGCCTGAATACGTCCTCGCCCAACAAGCATTGTCACAGATGCCCTGGATGAAGAATCTGCCTAATGCGGATTGGATCATTGGAGTGCAAATTGAAGGGCTTCGGTCCCTCGATGCTAAACAGAAGGCTGCAAAAACAGACAACAAGCCTAAAACTGCTATGAGCAACCGTCCTCCGTCCAGTCAATCAGTCGTTTCTTCCAACGGTGGTGACGTTCGTATGCCTTCAGCAGCGAAATCAGCCAACCAGATTGAAGCGATGCGGTCACAATTATCCAAGAAGGGTGGCGTCACGGCAAACGAAGCAGCAGCATTTCTGCTGGCAAAAGAAAAAGCAAAATTCAACCGTTAAACTCGTTCTACAATGGCCCTATCTACTACTTACAATGTTGCCGGTGATCGTGAAGACCTCACAGATTTCCTGACCATCCTCGCCCCCGAGGATACTCCGAAGGTTTCGACCTTCTCAAAAACTAAACGCATGACGAATGCGTATCAAGAATGGCAAGTGGACACCCTTTCCGCCGTTAACTTCGGTGGCGTGCTGGAAGGTCAAGATGTCCTTGCGTTCTCTAATCAAGCCGTCAATCGCGCTCGTCTGGGCAATTACGTCCAGCAGTTCCGCGAACAGTGGATGGTTTCGCGTCTTCAGGAGGCTTCTGACGTTGCTGGCGTGTCCAGCGAGGTCGCGAATGCCAAAATGAAGGCTATGCGCGAAATCAAACGCGATATCGAAGCCTGTATTGGTTCCGATAATGACCGCCAACAGGAAGCCCCGCCCGCGCCTTACAAGGCTCGTGCGCTTGGAAAGTGGATCAGCAATACCCCTGGTTCCGATGTTCCCGCAGCGTTCCGTACGCCTACGGCCAACATTCTTAGTTCCAGCACCACTAGTTCTCTGTCTGAGTCGGAGTTCAACGATGTCTTCCAATCGATCTTCCAACAGGTCGGTGGTCGCCGTTCGTACACGCTGTTTGCTGGTCCCTCGCTCAAGCGGGCTATCAGCAAATTCCAGCGTCAAGAAGGTGCGACTACATCAAAATCCTACCAAGTAACTCAGGATGCTACGGAGCACCAGATTGATTTGGATGTCACGATGTACGTTGGAGACTTCCACACCGTTACGATTGTACCTGACTTGTTCAACGGTATCCTCGATGGTGCTGATCCTTCAACCACGACTAACCAACAGAAAGCTCGCGGTTACGTCATTGATCCAGAGTTGGTCGGTCTGGGCTATATGCTCGGTATCGAATCTAATGAATTGCCTGATCTTGGTGGTGGTCGTCGCGGGTTTATCCTGGCGGCTCTTACCCTCATGGTTAAGAATCCGCTGGGGCTTGGCAAATTTGCTCAATCCAGCTAAACAATAATCCTCAACATAAAAGGACACTACCATGGCTGATACAGCAGTAACCATCGCCCGCGCCGATACCTCGCAGCTTTCGCTGCAAGAACAATCTCGCGGATTCTCCAACAAGTTTCACGTTGACTATTCTGACGTTGCTTACGGTTCGGGTAATGCCGATACCGTAACGTTGACGCTCGGTACTTTGCCGTCAAACTTCGTAATGAACAATGCACTGGTGAACATCACGACTGCCTTTGCGGGCACGACGGCGTTCTCAGTGAATATTGGCACCACTAGCAGCACTAGCGCACTCGTCACGGCTCAATCCGTGAAGACTGCTGGCGTTCTGGCGGGGGTTCTTACCAACGCTACCATCGTTAAGGGCACAGCGTCTGTTAACCTTGTTGCTACGTTTACGAACTCAGGAGGTGGCGGCAGTCCTTCGGCTCTGACCGCTGGCGCACTGGATATTTACCTGAACATCGTGGATCTTAGCGATCCGACGAAGCTTGGTTAAGTAATCTCAAACAGGGGGCATCCTCATCCGAGGCTCTGCCCGTTTTCTTTTTTAATGAGCAGCGATCAAATAGTCACAGATATTCCCAAGGAGTTTGTCCGCAAATGGTGGTGGGAGATCCAGAATGGTCTGCCCAACGAGAAAGCCAAGGTCCACGAGGACCAGGCTCGTCTAGCCGCGGAGATGCGTAAACAAGGCTCTACGCAGATGGAAGGGCTTGGGCAGATGGCTGCACGCATCAATAGCCGCCTCTTCTTCCGTTTGCAGGGTCAGCACGGGAATAACGTCCATGAATGGATGCCTGAGTATCTGAAAGATAATCCGCATCTGTGTGCCGTTGGCTATCGTCCTAAGGTCAATCCTGCTCGTCATGGTCTAACAGGTGGATGGATGAAAAATAAAGACTAAGTGAGAACAATCGCCTACAGTCGCGCTTTGGCTAACATTTGCGGGCTGATTGGCGTGCCCACGTCTCGTCTAACGACGGAGACGGCGCAATCGATCAATGACTTGTTCAACGCCAATGTGCGCCAGATCTGGGGTGCTGGCAATTGGCCTGATTTGACGGGATGGGGTGAGGCTCGGTTTGTGGGTGATTTGCTGACATACCCCAACGATCTTTCCCAGACAGCGTATTGGACGGCTCCCAATGTGACGGTTACGGCCAACAACATCAGTAACCCAGCTGACAACCGCGTTACCGCCAGCAAAGTTTTTGAGACGGCTACGACTACAGAGCACAACGTAACACAGGCTGTAAGCGCATTTGGGGCCACAAACTACCAAGCAAGTGTCTACGCACGTCCAGCGGGTAGGAACTACCTCTATTTGGCCGTAAACGACGGTACAACCACGTTCTCCACGTTCTTTAACGTCCAGACCGGACTCGTTGGAACCCAAGCCAACGTGCAGAGCGCAAATATATCCCAATGCGCCAATGGATTCTTTCTTTGCACGATCATGTATCAGACTGGGGCTAATGCCACCAGCCAGACTTATAAAGCAGGCATTAGCACGGATGGGACTACGATTTCTTACCTTGGTGACATTACCAAGGGGCTTTACCTCTGGGGCAATCTGATTGTTCAGCAGAACAACGTTTCCCCGCAGCAATTTAACCTTCCTTGGGACCAAACGGGGGAAGCTGAGATTGATGTCATGTTCCAGGCGTGGGTAGACAGCCCAGCCATGATTACCTATCCGCGTGGACAAGGGTTTGTGGTGACTAAGGATGGTTTCCAGATGATTTCCAGTGCGGGTGGGTTTATGGGTACCAATGGGTACGTTAGCTACAACACGAACCCAGCCAACCCGATCTACATCTACTATCGGCGTGTTCCCTACAACTATGCGGGGGATGCCTATTCCGCCACAGCAACCTACGTTGCAGGCCAGTACATTTATTACACCAAGACCGCAGGGGCTGCTATTGGAACCAGCGATTATTACAAATGCTTGGCAACAACCACGGCAGCGCAAAATCCAGAGAATACTTCCGCTAAATGGGAGATTCAGCCTGTCCCTGAAATGATTAGCCAGCCTTTGATCTGGCAGACCTACGGAGACTGGTTGATTCAAGACGGTCAGGCTGACAAAGCCGCCCAAGCCTACAACATCGTTGAGATGAAGAAGAATGAGGAATGGGACCGCATCCAGAGGCAGATGCCAGACAGCTTCCAAATGATTGTCAGCACGCACGTTACCTCTCAGTCAAGGTCTTGGTAATTCCGGTTTCCAATGCAAATTATCGCGTACCCGATAAGCATGAGTGGCCGTAATATTAAAATCTTTGGCTATTACAGAGCCTTTATGCCCAATGGCAAAACGCTTTTGAATTTCAGCTACTTGTACGGATGTCAATTTGGCGTGATGAGCACGTTCGCCTCTTGGCGATATATGTGTTCCAACGCTCCAAGAATGACGCAAATTATTCAACTTCGAAATCCATTCCAAATTGTTGCAATGATTGTTGATCTTATTGGAATCTTTATGATTAACTTCTGCCAACTCATTAGGATTTGGCAAAAAAGTAAGCGCAACAAGGCGATGAACCAATACATTCCAAACTGGCTTTGGTCCGTTAGCCAAAGCAACAGTAGCGTAGCCAGAACGATTGATTCGCCATTTCAAAGCTCGCGGCTTTCGTCTACGTCTTGTAGTTCCAAAAGACCAAGAGCGAATATGTCCGCTTTCGGTAATTTCGTACAATCTTTCGTAGCCCCGAATCGGGGTATAGGTTTCAGTATTCACGCATTGATGCCTAATTTCATTCTGGGCTACGTCAACGTTTAAACAAAACTACTTACTTATGAGTTCATTCAATCTAAATAACATCTTCCCGAAACCAGCCTGGTATCGGGGTAGTGCAGTAGCGGATCAACGCCTGACGGTAGACAGCACGGTAGGTGGCGTACAGTTTTCCACGTTTGGCGATACTACGACTATGATTGTTCTGGATGTGCAGGACGCTGACGTGATGTGCACGTTTGACGGTTCTGCTCCGACTACGACCAATGGTCATCGTCTTTACTCTGGGTCGCATTACACCTGGTCTACCGCGGCAGCGCAGCAGGCTAAGTTTATCCGCCAAGGTGCGACCAGCGCAGCTATCCAAGCCTCTGAATTCCAACTGTGATTGCGATCCTCGGCAGTCAATGTGATATTCTGGGCCAGCGCATGGCTACGGGCATTAACATACCCCAATTAAATGACTCTAGCAGACCTATTATCCCAGATGGGTATCTAATTACAGCTACCAGCGATAACATCGTTGATTCGTCTGGGAACAAGTTTGTGTACGTTCAATATCCGTAACCCTTTATTTTATGGCTGACATTCGCATCAAAGATCTCGCTACAACTGCTTCATCGGCTGCATCTGATGATTTTATGGCTTTGGATGGAGCAACCAACGGCACGCGCAAGATGAGTGCTGCCAACCCATCTGTCACTACGCTTACAACCAGTGGTGTAATTGCTCCTGGTGGCAGTGTGCATGGAGCAAATGGTACGGCTGCCAATCCCAGCTTTGCGTTTTTATCCGACCAAGACACAGGGCTCTACCGTATTAGTGCAAACAACATTGGTGTAGCGGCTAACGGTGCAAAGGTGTTGGACATTGCAACGACGGGATTGACGGTTACGGGTGCGCTTGGGGCGTCCTCCCTCACCTCCCCCGCCGCGACCCCCCTGACGCTCGGCACGACCGACTCTGGCGCAGCGATCACGGTGCTATCGGCGAGCAACAACGTCGGCATCGGGACGACGACGCCGCTGGGCAGGTTGCATTTATCGAGCACCACATCGTTGACGGATTATTGGATTTCAAATCCCGCAGAAGGTGCCGATGCGAAAAATTGGTCATGGCAAATGGGTAGCGGAATAGGCAGTAATATACTGAGACTGAGAGCGGTAAATGACGCTAATACGGCGGGTGAAAATGCTCTGGTAATTACACGTTCTGGTACAACCATATCGCAGGTAAATTTCCCGTCCACCACCGGCAACGTAACCATCTCCTCCACCACCGCAGGCTCCGCCAACGTAGGCGCGCTAGTTATCGCGGGCGGCATTTCGGCGGGCGCGGCGGGTGCGGCGAGCTATTTCGGGGGGCAAGCTACAATTTCCTACGGCAACCCTAAATTACAGCTTTGCAACACATCACAATCGAACAAGTTATGGTCGCTTGCGATCACTAATAACCGCTGCGATCTTGTAGAAGATGGTGTTGCTAATGTGTTTTCTGCGACTGCTGGGGCCAGCGGTTTGGTAGACTTTGGCTCACGCCCGCTTAGTGCCGGAGCCGCCACCTTCGCGGGCGCGGTGACGGCGACTAATGTGAACTCGGCAACTGGGACGGTTTCCGCGCCAAACGCAACGGCAACTACTCTTTTTGCAGCATCCACTCGCGGTATGTATCAAGTGTACGCCTACATTGATGCTTATGACCCGAACGATTGGGCGGCAACAGCAGTTGTTACAAACACGGGCAACGGCAGTACATTAAAAATAACTGCAACAAATGCCGCTAGTTTTACGCTCACGGTTTCTGGACTTAATGTCCGAGTTACACAATCCGGCGGAAGCACCTTCGACGTCGCGTGGCGTTATGTTCGTATTCAATAACATCACTTTTCCACGCGCTCGCCGCCCTAGAAGCCAAGTAATCTAAATTCAACTACACCCATGACCATCCCAATCGCTCCCTACACTATGGGCTCACCCGCTAGCCCTAAAATCGGAACTTTGTTCGAGGTCCGATACATCCAATACACGCAACCTACCGCCGTTGCCGACTGCCACCTCCTCGATGCAGAGGGCGTGGAAATCATGCCCGTTGGCCTTGTGCCTGCGACCGCAGAGCAATGCGCGGCGTGGACTGACGACGCTGCGTTTGCCGCTGTGTTAGCCGTGAACGCTGGGTTTGAACTTGTATCCGAGGAATAAGCACAATGACCAAAGAAGAACACAAGAACGCCATCGTTACCCAACTCCAGCAGCAGTCTCTGAATCTGCTGGTGGACTCACTCGCGGCTGCGCTTGCGGAGATTGAAACGCTCAAGGCCGCTGCCGCTGACAAGCCCACGCCGTGAACCTAAAACGCTCACTCCTCCTCGCGGCACTCGCGCTCGGCCTCGTGGTCGTGCTGGGCCTCGCGCTGCGGAGTGAGCGCGTGCTCACGGCGGGGTTGCCGCTGCGGATCATCGTCGCGTCGGAGGCCGATGCGTGGACGCTGGCTGGCCCGTCTGCCGTAGTAGTCTTAGGCACTGGCTCAATGGCACCGTACATCCCTGCGGCTCCCGCTGGGGCTGACCCGCTGCGGACAGTGTCGGCTCTGGCCGTGCTTGTGTCGGGTGCGCGTTACGCGGACATCAAAGCTGGGTCGCTGGTCATTTATGTACCTCGCTGGGCTAATCGCAACGTCATGCATCAGGCCGCACAGATCGACGGCAATGGGTGGATTATGACCGGACTCGGCAACAAGACCTACGAGACGATGGAGCGGGTGACGGCGGCGAACTTTGTCGGCATCGTAGCCCGCACCTACGTCTGGGGGAAGTAACATGAGTCTCACCGAGATCCTCTTCAACGCAGCGAGCGGGGGTGTCGTGGGGTCGCTGCTCCATCTCGGCACAAGTTTCTTCGAGACGTGGCGCAAAAAGAAGGACGCCGAAGTGGAAATTATGCTGCTCAACGCCAAGCTGGCCGCAGCCGAGAAAGAGGCAGCGTGGAACGCCTTCACCGCATCCCAAAAGGACTCCAACGCAACCCTTGTCATCCCTGCTGGGACGTGGCCGTGGGTTGGCTCCATCTACGTCCTTGTGGAGGCTTTCCGCCAGCTTACGCGCCCAGGGCTGACGTGGGCTGGATTCATTTTCCTGACATCCGTTTACTTTTCCGCATCCCCTGAAGTCCGCGCTACCATGTCACCGGAGATCCAATTTGGCGCATGGACGCTGATCTTCTGGTGGGTTGGCGCACGCTACAACAAATCTAAATGACCTCCGACAACATCCGAGCTACCCTCACCGCCGCCACGCCCGCCGCTGCAATGGTGAGCCTATCGCAGATCAATGAGGTTGCCGCACTTGTCGGCACACTGCTTGGCATTGCCTTCCTACTCTGGCGGTGGCGCAAGCAATGGAAGGCGGAATACCTCAAGAACCTTGATTGACTGTCCATAGACACAACCGCAATGAATCGTTATCGCGCATACGGTAATCTTGATGACCAACCTCAAGTGGTTGGCGATAATTCATTTCTTGGCGTAGACGAGTACAACGCTCCTGAGAACATCAAGCCTGGTAACGTCCAGAAGGCCGTTAACCATGATTTCACGTCTCAGGACGCAGTGACTAGGGGTGGGTTTGTCTGCTTGCCAGAACTGGCTACTGAGGCGTTTGGTTCAAAATGGAACACAACCACAAATGTTACTTCTGGTGATGCGTACTGCATTACTTTTGGAAGTAATTTGTTTGTTGCTGGAGGTACCCTTACTACATTTTTTCCATGCGTCATTACCAGTCCTGATGCAATTACTTGGACGCAAACTGCTATTCCTGCTGCTCTTAGTGGAATAATTAAAAAGATAGCATTTGCAAATGGCGTATTTGTTGCCGGTGCTTCTAGTAGCGATCAGCTTTTTTATTCATCAGATGGTTTAACGTGGAGCATTTCATCTTCTACCTCTCCATTTACTGTTAGAGGATTAGCTTACGGAAATGGAAAATGGGTTTCTGTGTGTAGCATTACAAATGACTTTAATTTTACACCAACAACTTCTACTAATAATGGTGTAACGTGGACAACTGGAACGCAACAAAATGGTTCGGGTCAATCTAGTGATTTATTTTTTTACAATGGTATTTTCATTGCAACAACAAAATCTGGAAAACTTTTCACATCAGTTGATGGCATTACCTGGACATTAGGTGCTGATTTAGACGCGCTCTTCACTTTTAGCACAATTGCTGGAATAACTTTTGGAAATAATGTTTTTTGTGCAATTTCTACTGGAGGTGGAATTGCTATTTCTGGTGATTTAACAAATTGGACTTTAGTTCAGGCTGCATATACCTCTCCAACTTACATATTCAACGACATAGATTTCTTCAACGGACGATTTATTGCTGTTGGCCGTGAAAATTCTGGAGCGACTCGAACAACTGTAGTTCTTACTTCAATTTATGGTACTAATTGGATATTGTATGATACAGACATTACAGACACAGCTTTAACTCCAGCAGATCAAAGTTTGGCCAATGGTAACAATACTTCTGTTATCATAAATACATATTCACTTGGAACGTACGAAGCTCTCTACTCCTACAGTGCTCCGTTGCAGAATGTCTACGCTTCAAGCATCTATTCCGATCCTAATAACATTGGCCAGACTTGGATTATGATGCTGGGGAATGCTAGCGTTGGATTCTACGCCAACGGATACACGGGGAAAAGCATCAGCCTTGGAAGCTACCAAGTAACCACTCAGTCCACCATTGTTCAGGCCAACAACTACGTTTACATTTTCCGTGGGCCAGATGAAACTCCGCTGTACTGGGATGGCAATTGGAACGGCACGTTTGCGCTGGTTCCAGACACGACGCTGCCAGTTTCGTTTTTGTCCATCCCCAATAGCAATCAGGCTACTTTCTATCAAAACAGGCTTTGGGTGATAGACGGCAAAGATGAAGTAGCTGCATCAGACGTATTGGCGTTTACGGATTACGATCCTCTCGCAAACGAGTTGCATATAAATACAGGTGGCAGCGACTACTTGGTTGCCACGTTCCCATTCGGACAAGACAGCCTTATCGCCTTTAAGAACAAGTCGATCTTGCTCATTCAAAACATCCAAGGAGCATTAAGTAACCCTATTACGGGAGTTCCTATCGCTACTGTTACTGAAATTACCCGTCAGGTGGGTCTAGTAGGCATTAACGGCGTTACCTCAATTGGCCCTGATTTGGCCTACGTCAGCAATCAGAACATCAATCTGCTGACGCTAACATCCACCAACAACTCGCTTCAGCATAAAACGCTTCCGCTTTCTACGAAAATTCGGACGATTATGAGTCGGGTAAACTGGAAGGTTGGCTACAAGATCAGCATTGGATATTGGAGCAACAAGCTCTACGTTGCGCTTCCCGTCGATAACAGCCTCGTCTGCAATGCAGTGGTAGTTTACAATTTTACTACCGAGAACTGGTTTGGTGAGTGGAGCTTTGATAGCACGTTGAATATGTGCATCCAAAGCTGGCAGGTAATTGATTATCTTGGATTGCAGCGAATGCACGCAGTTACCGAGGACGGACGGATCTTTGTCACGGATGAAGGCCAGAACGACATTAGCGGTGCAACGGTGGCTGAAATCAGCACTCAGCTAATTACCCGTGCCTACGATACCTCTAACGTAAATCACTTCCAGCGTCGGGCATTTGTGGATTTGGCTACTAACCGCCCAGAAGTGTCCGTATCAGCGTTTACGGAGGGTGCCAGCGAAGAGAGCGTGATTTTGACAGACCAGACCTACAGTCGGTCTGAGAGCTGGAAGTTTGCTGACTCTGCTTACGACCTGACCAACGTGAACAACGATTTTAATCGTGCTTACCGCAAGGATTACAGCACGGGCACGCTTGCTGCAGGAAGTACCCCAGGACTGCCTTCTACGGGCCTACAGACCGGTTCTGGCATTCAGCCTGAGATGTTGCAAGAATACCGGTTGCCACTCATTACTCGGCGTCAGGGACGCCTTAGCTGGTTGGAGCTTACTAACACGCAAGGCTACATGAAAATCATGTCTGTTGGCTATGAAGCACGCGCTGGACAACGCGCTAACCTCGTCCAAGTTTAATTTATGTACGACTTCAAAATGCCTTCTAAGTTGGTTAAGAATGGAGATCCATTGCCAACTATGCCTGCTGGAGTAGGTGCCCCTATGGGATCTGCTGCATCAATGCAACCCAGTCAGATGCGCGACATCGAATCATTGATGTCTAATTACAACCAGAACCAAATGGCTCCTAATGCCGGTGGATCCTCTTTGACCAATGGAATGATCCCGCAACAAATTCTTTCATTTGGTATGCCGCAAATGGTTGCTAAAAACGCAAACAATGGCAATGCCATGAATGGGGGCGGTCAGTATCGCTCGACAGGTCCAGCTTTCTTCACGCTTTAATCCTATTTGTCATGCCATCTGTAACACCAGGATACACCTTTACGGGAACGACGGATCCCATCACTTACACCAAGTTGAATCTGTTGGCTCAACCTACGGTTGCAGCCATTGCTGCGGGTGAAGTTACAACTTCAATGCTTGCAAACAATGCAGTGACGCTGCCTAAGATCGTTGCTGCCGCAGCTAACAACACGTTCCTAGCTCGCTATACCACTGGTGCAGGAGACTACGAGGCATTGGTTACGACCACTACTGGACTGGGATTCTACACGGGTGCGGGTGGTACAATTACTCAAGCCACCAGCAAGGCTACTGCATTTACTTTGAGCAAGATGTGCGGCCAAATTACCACAGCCGCTGATGTATTAAATGCAGCTACCATTGTTTCTGCTACATGGACTAACTCACTTATTGCGGCTACTGACGTTGTTATCATCAACCACAAATCTGGTGGTACCCTTGGGGCTTACACAATCAACGTGGCCTGCCTTGCTGGGACGGCTACTCTGAGCATCCGCAATAACACTGCTGGAAATTTAAGCGAAGCTCTTGTACTGAACTTCGTAGTCATCAAGGGCGTCACTTCTTGATGCAGTTCAACATTCAGTTAAGTAAATAACTTATCATGCCGACCATATTTGAGGGAGGAATGTTGCCTCCAGTTACGGTATCTTCTGGAAGTACTTACAACACTACTTTCCCATATGGATTTGACGTGTACAATGGTTATGATGATACTGGTTATTATTATGATGATTCTAACGATGGATCTGGCGGTTCTAGTGTTTATGTTCCTCCCGTAACTAATCCAGTAATGGGACCGCTTCCGCCTCCATCACCATTATTTCAGCTCATTTATGGTGATCCTTTACTGGACAAAATTGCAGCTGAAAGGATAGCTGACATAAATAAGGGAAGGGCACAAAGAGGTTTGCCTCCATTAACAGAGAAAACAGCGAATGAAAGAATTGCAGGGCCAGATGGTAAAACAATTTCATTGGCTGAAGGCATAACTCTGGATGTTGAAAAATCGCTTCAAGCAGAATTTGGATTACAAGATTCCGCACAAGCACAAGCAGCTCGGAGCGCAGCTGTTGCTGCAAAAGCTTCTGGTAATTCAGGGATTCCATTAATCCTTCCGATCCCAGGGATTGATCCAATGACTGGATTGGCTATAACTGCTGCTGGATTAATCTTCTCAGGTGGCAAAGTAGCTAGGCTTGATCCTTCTAATCCAATCGGGAGTGTGGTTAACGCAGCTCAAGGAACTGTTGGGACTGTGCAAAATGCCGCAGATGTAGTAACTGGAAAACAAGATATTCGTGACATTTGGGGAGTTGGAACAGGAACAGGAACAGGCACAGGTACGAGCACTGGTAGTGCTGGTACTGCTACTGGCAGTGGTGCTACTGGAAGCGAAATTGATCCTAGCACTAGCGGTGCAGGCGTCGGCATTTTTGGAACTGGAAGCATTGGCTCAACGTCCAACAATCCACAACCATCTAGTACGTCTTTAAGCTCGTCGAGCACGCCTGTATCTGCAACTAACGCGCCTGTATCTGTCACTCCTGGCGCACTAGGAGGCGTTCCTGGTCAAACAACGCCCGCTGGAGGGGCACCAGCAGTTGTACGCACTCAGTCAAATATTGATCCTGCTTCTGTTATCAGGCAAACCCAACAAGGACTCAATCCTGTTACGGATTATACTATTCCTGACCTTTCTGGAACAACAGTGCAAACAAGGGCAACTCTTCCAAGTGATGGCAGTACGCCAACAGGAACTACACCTTCAACAGCTGTAACTTCAGTGAATCCGTGGGATGCAATTGAAAAGATGAAACGAGATGCTGCAAAAGCAGCACAAGATAAAATAGACGCAGAAATTGCAGCTGTTGGTGTAATTGCTACAAAAACACCTCCAAACGATGGTCCAACAAAAACTTCCACTCCAGTAGGGGGAACAACCCCAAACGATGGTCCAACAAAAACTTCCACTCCGGTAGGGGGAACAACCCCATCTGGAACAACAGCCACCGTGATTACTTCTACACCTACATTTACTTTTACTAGCCCAACTAATTCTGGACTAGCTCAACGCGATTTCGCAAAGGAATTTGGCCTAACGGCAGCAACTCTCACGGGTCAGCCTGGCAATGACCTTGCTGCGTATTACAAGAAGTTGCAGGAACAGTTCACTCCGTCTAGTTTAACCACTCTTGGCAACACAGCGGAAAGCCAACTTGCGGCTGATCTAGCCCGTTACAATCAGGCCCAGAGTGGCAACCTTAGTGCTCAAGACACGCGCAGTGCCCAACAGAGCGCACGAGAGGCTTATGGGGCGCGTGGTCAGGTAATGGGTCGGGGTGCGATTGGGGCTGAGATCTTGAACAGGGATGCCTTGCAGCGGCAGCGGGAATCAGAAGCCCGTGCCTCTGTGCAACAGTCTATCGGCAACTTGAGGAATGCTGCTGATCTTCAGACAGGAAACATTTTTGCGCCAACAGCTAAGTTAATTGCTGACACTTATTCTCCAACCAGTGCTTATGCCCGTGAGGTCTACGATTACAACGTTAACGCCTACAATGCGTATCAGGCCGCACAACAGAATCTCGCTGCCTACAAAGAAGCTGCTAGCAAAGGTCAAGAGGCTCAATTTGTTAACTCGTTTGTTGGCTTCCTTGCCAATAACGGTATCAAAACAACCGTTGGTGCCGTTCAGTCTATTATTGACGGCTTGATTAAGCCAGGGGCTTCAACTCCAACAAAGTAATCATCCACTATTATGCCCTACGTTCCTGTTCAACGTGATGAAGGTCGGATTCTGTATCAGTCAACGATGGATCGCGCCAAAGTACTGGGCGATACGCTGACTGGGCTGGGTGAGACGCTGTACAAGCGCGATGAGGAGAACAAGGCGTTTCGGGCCAAGAGCAGTGCCTTGAAGCAGCTGATTACTACGCACAAGGATCAGTTTGGGATGGATGAGAATACTCTTAAGCAATTCCTAGGCGGGGATCCAGATAAGTCAGAGAAGGAGAATTACCTGAATCTTGCTACGTTTATTGAAGGTAAGGTCACGGCTGCAAACTTGGCTAAAGACCAAGCGTCAATGAAGCGTTTTGGTTTAGAGAGCCAGAAGCTTGAGGAAGAGATTGCTCAGCAAAAAAAACTTGGAGAAATCTACAAGGGCATGATGGCTGGCTCTGATACTGATGTTAAGAAGCAGGCTGAAAATGCAGCGATGTTTGTTCCTGGAACTCCTGTTTCTGCATCTCTTGCTGCTCCTATTGTTGCTACGGCTGTTCCTTCGGTAAGTGCGCCCGTTGCTCAACCCGCCTCATCCAGTCGGTTTCGCAGGGTTCCTGATGCATCTGCCACCCTTGCTGGCGGAATGCCCGTAACGTCAAGCATTCAGCCTTCTGAGGCTGTTTTGCCGTCTCCTGTTGATTCCAGTTTACCAATGGTGACTGCGGCCCAGCCAATTGACCAGTATAGGGCTTTGCGTCCGTCTGACGTTTCTTTTGCACCAGCTGCTTTGGCTGCTTCTCAATTTGCAGGCCCAATGGCTCCTTCCCGCAGAGTTCAGTCTGCTCTTGCAAGTGCTCCAGCATCAGTTGCCGCGGCTGCTCCTTCCCTTGATCCTCTGGCACTGGAGTTAGCTCGTCAACGATTTGACACCGGAATCTCTTCCCCATCTGAACAGTTTACTTTGCCTCAAATTAAGTTGAGTCCTGAAGCCAAGGATATTGCGAGAAAGCTTCGTGAGCAATACGATGAAAGTTTAGCGGCTAGTGAAAAGCGTGCGGCATCACCTAGGTTGACTGCTGGTGAAGATGAAGGGAAAGCCGGTTCCCTGAAAAAGAAGAAGACTATTACCTTGGACGAAGAAGGCATTAAGGCGATCCTATCCAATCCTCGTATTCTGGTTGAATCTTTTGGCGACGTTATGGGTGATCCTTATGAAAGAGCCATGCGGAATGAAGCAACTGATGCTGCTTTTAGACGGAATGCTCAAATGCGTGAATTGGAAAGACAGTTTGGAGTTAGAACCCCCGCTCGCAGAGGTAAATAATCATGGCTAAATTCACTTACGAAGATACGCAAACCGGTAAGACTTTGACGCTGGATCGTGAAAATGAACCCAGCGATTCCGAGCTGAACCAGCTTTTTGCTGTACAACAGCCTGCCGCGCAACAACCCGCTGCTAAACTGGCAGAGCAGCCGATTACCAAGCCTGCAATAGTCCCTGATTCCGCCATTCAGTTCTTGCCTCAGTCTGCGCTTGCTTCCCAAAGGGTTCCGGCTGGTCAACTTGAACTGATGAGCGGTGGATTTCCTGCTGCTCCTCAGGCTCCTTTGCCTAAGCGACCAACCCAAACGGACGCTATTCGTAAGGCTGTTGAATTGTCAATGGGTGGCGCGTTTGGTGCACCTACTGTAAGTCAGATTACTCAGATCTACTTCAATATGCAAAATGAGTATGATCGGGCGATTAAGCCAATAGATAAGAGTGAGCGTGATAAAGCTTTTGAGATAGGAATGAGCCGATTCATGTTTGAAAATAAACGTAAGCCTGATCCAAAAGAAATGGATATGCTTTATAAACAGGCTGCTACTGTTGGAACTAGAGAACTTTCAGAAGGCGGTCTTGTAATGGATCAAGGTGGAAATTTTTCTGGTGTTTATTTTACAAATAATGCTACTGGCGATGTTCTAGTAAAACCTCCTGGAGAAAATTTGAGACCAATTAAATCTGGTGAAATTCCAGCTACACCTGGATCTTTTACTCCTCATATTCAATTCTCTGAATTTAAAAAATTGAGAACTGAATTGCAAGACGATGAAGAATCATTGCGTCGTATGCAGAAATACGCTTCATTGAGCGGTTCTATTCCAAGCGGTTTTAACAAATTAGCTGAAGATTTTAAATTTGCTTACAATACTTTGATGGGTGATCCAGCAACTTCGGAGCAAATAAATATACAACTAGCTAAAGGACAACTTCAAGGGCTTGTTTCTGGACTTCGCACAACCGTTGGTGGCGGAGGAACTATGACTGAAGGTGACGTAAGCCGTATTATTGACTATCTTGGTGGCCGCGTTAATTCCCTTCAAAATCCAGAAGTTGTTAAACGAGCGATAGCTAATATGTATTCTGAGAAAGCCATTCGGTATAACGATAATATCAATACTTATAATTTTTCTGTCGTAACAAAGTATGGACGTCCAGGATCTCCAGGTGCAGTGTATTTCAAAGAGAAAACTCCAATGAATCTTGATAAATCTCTTCTTGAAGGAAGTCTTGGGCTTTACGGCGTTCCATCTTCGTTAGAAGAAAAGGAGAAAAGGGCAGCTGAGTTGAGAGCTAAAAAAGGATCAAAATAATATGAGCAAATCACCTTCCTTAACTGCTGAAGAAGAGAATGAGTTGATTCAGCTTGAACAGGCAATAGCTGCTGAAAAAGAGAAATTATCTCCCAAGAAGCTTCCGAGTGAATCCGATAAATTTCGCGAGAACTTGCTGAGTCAGATCGAAAAGGCAGGAATTAAAATTGCTGGTGAAGCTGGAGGCGCAGCGGTCGGGCAAAAAGCAGGTGCTTTAGCTGGGGCTCCTTTTGCTCCATTTACGGCTGGATTGTCCGTTCCTATTGGTGCTGCAATCGGTGGATTTGCTGGTGGTATGGGTGGCTACGAAGCCACTACTCGTGGCTTGGGCGAGGAACCTACGATGCGTGGTCGCTTGCAGGCTGGACTCATGGGCGCCATTCCTTTCGCTCCAGAAGCCCGATTGATGTCTGGAGCAGCTGGGCAGCTGGCAAAGGTAACAGGGCGCGAAATAGCTGAATCCGGTGTTAAAATGGGTGCTGCCAATTTGGGTGCGGTGCTTGCTCCAGCAGCTATTACTGGAGAAATCGGCTCAGTAACTCCTGCTGAAATGGCTCTTGCTGCTGCTGGTGGTGCTGCTGGTGGTGCAGCTGCTCGTTATGCTGGTGCCGCAACTTCTGGAAGCGCAATTCCTCGGTCTGGGTACATTGGGCCGGAAAGAGCGATTGGACCAAGTGAAGAAGCTGCATCAGCGGCAATCGCAAAGTCTCAGAACATTGGAAGAGACCGTGATTTATTGGCTTGGCAGGCAATCGGCGGGATTAACGATCCCCGTATCGTCAATCCGAGCAAGACGACCAAAGCACTTCAAACTATTGCTGGTGAATCTGATGAAGTCACGAGAAGCATTCAAAACCGAAATACGATAAAAGCGGGTGAAATTGCTCGTTTTGAAGTCGGTCTTCCAGCTGAATCTGAACTGACTTTGGATGTTCTCAAAGCTCGCGCTCAAGAACTCAAAACAGTTTACGGTGACATTAAATCCGTCAGTCGTGCTGCAAAACAAAAAGTTGATGATGTTGAGGATGCGCGTGATGTAATGCGGAGAACTTGGAAGATCTGGAAGGATGCGAAAGATTCCAACAAGGGAACAACTCCTGCCCTTCTTGAAAGGGCTAAAAACTCAACTGCTCAATACCAGAAACTGGAAAATCAACTTGATGCGATTGTTACCAGAGCGGGTCGTCCTGATTTGAGTCAGCGTCTTATCCAAACTCGCCCTAAGTTAGCTAAACTTGCGGTAATCGAATCAGCTGTTAATCCTGGACGAAGGACTATTGACGTTTCGGTTATTGGTAATTTAAGCAAAGATGCGCCTGGGATGCTTGATGGAAATCTTGGTCTGATGGGGCGTGTCTGGAACATCCAAGAAGACGCATTCCAAATTGCTCCAATTATTCAAGCGGCAAGCAGTACGATTCGGGCTTCCAATACGCGGCGATTGCCAGCTGGCTTGGCGGTTGGTGGAGCAGCTGGACTTGGATTGAGCCGACTTATTGGGCTTCCTGCTGGTGAATCTGCTGGGCTTACTGTTGCTGGTGGATTGGCGGGTCAAGGAGTGACCAATGCTGCCTCTAGAATGCTTACGGGAGAAGGTGGTGGCGTTCCATCGTTTATCCAGCAAGGATTGAGTCGCGCTCAATATAGAACTAATGTTCCAAGTAATCTATCGTTATTTCTAGCTAAGTCTGGTGGCCCTTCCGGTGGCCTTGCTGGTAGCAACGTGCAATCTTTTATTGACCGATACAGGCAGGAACAACAAGGTATATCACCCTCCCGATAATTTCCCATGAACTACAAAACGCTTCCAAATTCCAATCACAGTCCGTGCGAGTGCAATGCTACGTCTGGAGACCGCATTAAGGGCATTCCTGACAAGGTACAACGCCCAGCCCGTAAAGAGATCGACGTTACCTCCATCGGCTCCAAGATGAAGATTGACGGCAAAGGCTACAAGATCGTCAACCTCAGTGCCACTCTTGAACCCGTGGGTACGGGTGGCAAGGGCATGAAGAAGAAAAAGAAGTACAAAGAGGACGACGACGACGGCTACGACGAGTCCTAAGGGATATGCTCGATCAGAATTTCGGTCCGACGGTGGGGTTTCTTGACCTGGTACTGTCGGAACTGAAATTCTATGCTGCTGGGGTCATCGTCTGGAATTAGACCCTCGTAGCGGATGGCGTCTAGGAGGGGTTTGCAGCCCCCTGCGCCGTTGTCAACGTCGAGGGGGCGGCTACCGTAGCGGGTGATCGTAACGCAGAAACGAGGGCGTCCCTTGCCTCCTTTTTTAGCTTTGTCAGGATCCAGAAATTGCGCCCCAGCATCGTGTTTAAGCTGGGTGTGTTGTAGCCCGTGAGGGTCAGGCGCAGTGGGTAGGGAAGATTGGGGTTCCATGATTTATTCGCGACCTTGGATTTCACCTTGCGTTTTACGGAGGCGATAGAAGTTAACGATTTGCCACGCATAGTTGTAGGATAAGTTGAAGAGACGGGCGATGGACTTGCAAGGGACGCCTTCCCAGTAGAGTTCCCGCATCCGCTTGACG